ATGGTAGTGCCTTTCGTTAGATTGTGGGTTTGACTGCTTTTAACTTGTTAATTTGCTTTTCCAATTTAATTACTAATGGGTAATTGGGGTAGGCTCTTTCCTTAACTTCTGTGAGCCTTTTAATTTCTTTTTTAATATCATTACTATTTAACATTGTCATGGTGTTTGAACATGGCGGGGTTTCCCCCGCCAAGCCTTTCGTGGTTAAATGGTTGGTTTACCTAGCATAAGTGCTAGATCGTTGTAAACAGATTCCCTTGAGCCTTTCAAGCCTAGCTCTTTTTTAATCAGGCTATACATGGTCATACCTCTGCTCATGCGTAGCCCTTGCAATTCAAGTTTTAAACCCCTTAGCATGGTGCAATATCTAAAGTGTGCGATTTGTGTCGGGTTGGTGATCATTGTCATGTTTAAACACTCCATTGGTTGATTGGATAATTTTCGGGATTGGCGAGGGTTATCCCCTCAATGATTGGGAAGAATTGCCCACCTAGACTGTCATCATAAAATGACCCTTGAGTTAATTGGCGAGCATAAATAACCGAATCACGATAAATTGTGCCATCGCTATTGCCTAGCACGATTCGCCCCGTCAATTTGCCTTTTAGGGCTTGGGTGTCGCTTGATGTTGCACCACTTCTAAAGTGCATTTTAGAATTGGCGGTGTGCCTGTCTGTATCCCAATATGGCTTATAAGCGAATACTGCGACATTGGCGGGTTCACCATCACTACATAACACCCGCTTGGCGGTGATTCTATAAACATAAACTCCCATAATGTTCTATTCCTTTTTAGGTTAGTAATCAAGTGCGAATTGCACAATCAAATTAGATCAAATTGCGGGGGCATTGTCTAATACAGAAAAGTAATATAGAAGCGGGTTTTTATACTTAGGGTTTACCCTTGAAAATCGAGATCATGGGGCGGGTGGGGTAAGGGTAGCCTGAGCATAGAAAACGGCTAAAAAGGGGCTTAAAATTCGTCTAAATTGATTGCTTGGTATGGGGCTAATACAGGGGGCGATTTTTTGGCGGGTGTGGCATTGTTTAAACAATATGAGGGGCAAAAAAAATCGGGGCATAGCCCCGATTGGTTTAAACAGATAGGGCTAGAGTTTGCCCCATTTACGCATGACACACCGAACAGGTGAGCCTCTGTCGAATGGTTCAACGGCATAGATTCGCTTCATGGCTTTAATGTTGCCTGACAATCGGTTGCCCACCTTGACAATGTCGGCATTATTGTCGGCACTAGCTTGAATCCATTTAGCCGATTTGCGGGCATAGCGTTTAAGGGTGTTTAGGTGCATGGTTTTATTTTCCTATTGATTGGTTTAAACAGGGGGCGGGATTGCCCCCCGATTGGTTTAGCCCTCGAATCCTTCGCCATCTTCGGGTTCATATTCTGACCACATTTTGCCATGACCTAGCGGGCATTTTGGCATGGCTAACTTAATCCACTTGCTAGTGGTTCGGATAGCGTAGCCACACTTCAAACACTTACAGGCTAGGTTGCGGGTTGTTTGTCTTTTGTAATTGGCGGTGAGTTTTGAGTGTGGATATTCGCCCTCATTCTTAACCCACTCTTGAATCAAGGCACTAAGCCATTCTCCAGCATGGGTGCTGGTGAGTTTGCCCTCTAATCCAACTGATCTAGCACACAAGCCAAACACCTTATTATGACCCTCTTTATTGCCAACAGTAGCATGGCATAGCTCATGGATAAGAACATCAACTACCCGAACAGAATCGGCTAGACTTGGCACAATCATAATTTGAATGGTGTCATCAGATGACATGGAAGCGGGATAGCACTCGCCAAGTGCAAATCGTTTTTGGTGTTTCTTAGTGTGAATCCCGCCACTAGCTAGTGAACAGGATAGGCGAACATTGGCGGGGATTTTGTAGCCCTTTGAAGCGAACAGGGGGCGAATGTATTTATCGGTGATGAGGGTTAGCCATGCTTCACGATTGGCATTGGTGCTGGCTGGTGCTGGTGTATATGTAAGTAGTAGCATGGTGTTCTATTCCTTTTAGGTTAGTAATCGACAGGGAAAACCCCTGACCCCTCAATAATCTCATGGTTTAAACAGTTTGTGTGTGTTTTCTTTATATCGATTGGTTATAAAACAACTGTTCTATATGTATTAGGGTTTACCCTTAGAAAATCGAGATCGTCATGTGGTTGGGGCTAGGGTATCAACTTGGCATAAAACGGCTCTATGACCCGATTAAGTGGCTTAGCGGGCATTTTCACAATATGGAATGAACAGGCTTCACTTCACCTCATCACCGCCTACCCTCGCACCCGCATAGCCGTATTGCACCGCAACATAATGCACCATATTGGTGCATTGTTTAAACTGCCTGTGTGCTATGTTGCACCGCAACACCAATGCACCGATATGGTGCGTCATGTTGCAACGCAACATATTGCCCGCATTGTTTAAACAATGTTGCACCGCAACACCAATGCACCAATGTGGTGCTTCCGCATTGTGGGATAGCATCTCATAATGTGAAACTGATCACCCTCTTTATGTAAGTGGGGGCTTACTAACTTAGTGATCCCCCTTTTTAGAGTCTCATGGCGGACCGTCGTTTTGGGGCCCCATAGACCGCAAGTTTTTATACCCCACCCCCCTTTTTGTGGTAAAAACGCAACATTTTAAAATTTTTTTTTCAAATTTGTAGGGTTTGTTTTCAAATTTGTAGGGAACAAATAAGAATCATTCTCATTCGCTCTATATACATCAATGACTTACAAGGCGATTTGTAGGGTCTGTTGGGTCTGTTGGGTCTAAACCTATTATTTTTTAAAATTTTTTAAAATAAAAAACGTAAGTGTCGGGTAAAGTGGGTTTAGACCCAACAGACCCTACAAACCCTACAAATGGAAAACAAAAATCAATGGCTTAGGGCAGCAATCTGACATTGTTTGCATTAGTTGATATATGACTAAGTATGTATATCAAATCAAAGGCGCATTGGAAAATGTGGCGGGCCAGCTCAAAGGGCTGCAAATTTTGGTATGCGACCTCTATAACTTTGAGATTGTGGATGTGCCAATCGAAATATTGGACCATGAAACAACCAAATATCTGGAGTTCAGACTTAAAGTCACAACCGAGCCATTAGACATTCAACGATTACCAAATGGCATTCAAAATCAAATACGCACGCCGTTAGGGCGATGGCTGGACCATTGGGTCCTTGAAAACTTTCATGGCAATATTAGCAAACCAAAAAGTACTAACCCTTGATTACTGGAAACGCGCCGAGCACCTTAAAAAAGGCGACGTGGTTTTTGACAAAGACGGCAACCCGGCCCAGGTAACCCTGGTGCAACCGTACACCCCCAAAGAGTGCTATGAGGTTTTATTCAACGACTATTTGACGTTGGCTGGCGACGAGAAGATGGGGTTCATAGCCGAAAACCGCAACGACCGCATCAAAGAATCCAAGTACAAACAAAAGCTAAAGACCAACCGGCCGCTTCGTAACAAGAAGATTAAAGATCTATTAAAAGAGCCGCTGCACAATACCGAACACCATTACTTTGAGTATTCGGTGAGAACTACCCCGCCAATCAGCCTACCCACCCAACTGCTTCCTGTGCCACCCTTTGTGTTTGGCTTTTGGTTTATCAATCGAAAGCGAGGCGGCTACATGGTTGCGCCTCTTGGAACAGCGGACATGATCTACGAGCAGTTTAGGGACGCGGGGTACGCCGTCAAAGAAACCAACGGTACGTCATCCAAACGGCGACGGTTCATAACAACCCCTAATATTCGTGACCAGCTGGCACCATTTGTGCCATACAAAATTCCTGGCAACTACATGATGGCTGCGCCCGACCAACGAATAGAATTGTTACGTGGCATACTGCATGCCAAGAAATCATGTTATAATAAAGCTACAGATAACTTTAGATTTACCATAAAAGACGCCACTATTGCCAAACAGCTTCAGTGGCTTGTAGAATCTTTAGGGCACAAAACTGCGTTGACTTATAACCCGATAATCAAAAGCTACATTGTTACGTTTAAGAGCAAACTTAAACTAATGGCAGACCAAGACTCCAAGCCATTAAAGTGGGCATACGGTCGGCGCTACATTAGAAAAATTACAAAGATTGATCCAGGTCCATGCGTTCATATTGAAACAAATGGGGCCAATAGCACTATGTTGGTAGGTGAAGGATTTATAGCATGCCATTAACAACAACCCAAGAAGCCAACATTAAAAAGTTTGTCGAGGCTCGTAAGCACTGGCCCAAGCCGCAGCTTGATGCCGCAGTGTGGCGAATCAAATGGGCACTACAAGCACTGCCACATCAAAAGGAACCAGAAGATGGCGAATACGACACGTTTCTCATGCTTGCTGGACGGGGATCTGGCAAGACGCATACTGCTAGTCATTGGATTGGTATTCGGGCCTGGGTCTACAGCGGAACCCGCTGGCTTGTCACAGCTCCTACGTCAAATGACATCCGAGCAACATGTTTCGAAGGAGACTCCGGACTCCTCAATATTATCCCTCAGTCCCTCATCCGCGACTACAACAAGTCCCTCTTCGAAATCACCCTTACCAACGGCTCCATCATCCAAGGCATCCCGGCCTCCGAACCAGAACGGTATCGTGGTAAACAGTTCCACGGGGCATGGTTCGACGAGCTCTGCGCATTCGAGTACCTTGACGAAGCCTACGACGGCGTGCAGTTCACCTTGCGTCTTAAAGACCCCAGGATTGCCCGCGTCCAGCAAATCATCACCACAACCCCTAAGCCAAAAGAATTAATTGTAGACCTTAACGAAGGTAAAGTTGGCGGTGATGTGTATGTGGTTAACGCCTCATCATACGATAACAAAGACAATCTATCTGCCACGTTCTTCAAACAGTTAGAAACGTACGATGGCACCGACATTGGCAGACAAGAGATATATGGCGAGATCCTTGACCCAGAAGCCGCCGGTATTATCAAACGTAAACAATTTCGCATGTGGCCCGCAGATAAACCAACGCCAACTTTGGAATACGTTATTGCCTCATACGATCCGGCCACATCAGAGAAAACTATGAACGACCCAACGGCTTGCACGGTATGGGGAGTATTTGAACAACAAGACGCCGGCACTGCAGTAATTTTGCTTGACGCATGGGACGAGCACCTGTCATACCCAGAGCTGCGCCGTAAAGTCATCGACGACTTTAAAGAAGTGGTTTACGGCGCGGACAATGACTTTGGTAAAGGCAAGAAGGCAGACTTGATCTTGATGGAAGACAAGTCTGCTGGTATTTCCCTGATCCAAGAGCTGCAAGGTGCTGGCGTGCCGGTACGCGGCTACAACCCTGGCCGCGCAGATAAAGTGCAGCGTTTAAACATCGTGGCACCAATGGTAGCTAAAGGCAAAGTGTTTATCCCAGAAGAACCAACCCAACGTGGTGACTTTGCTCAGTGGGCTAAACGGTTCCTACGCCAAGTCTGTTCGTTTCCAGAAGCAGGTGGGCATGATGACTACGTGGACTCACTATCCCAGGCCCTGCGAGTTTTGCGTGATTCTGGATGGATCCAGCTTGATTACTTACCTGCCAGGGACTATAGCTACGCAGATGATAACCGTAAACGGTTTGAGAACCCCTACACTATGTAGGGCGCTTTTACCCCTAATTGTGCATTAGTGTAATTAGGAACATAAATCCAAAACAAAGACAATGGCACAACAACCCCAAATCCCAATCCAATCCGGCGGAAACCTTCCAGCCCTAGATGATCGCCAAGACGATCTAGGTTTGGCAGAAGACCAAGATGCTGAGATGGAGCAATATGAAGACGTGCTTGGCTTGGATCCTGATGAGGTAGAACAAGAAGTTATTGAACTGGACGATGGTTCAGTTGTTGTTAACTACCATGAGAAATCTAGCCCTCTCAAAAACCCAGAGTTCTATGAGAACTTGGCTGAAGTGTTTGATGAAGGCACACTGCAACATTTATCAATTGAATATCTTGATTACATTGATATCGATAAAGAGTCACGCAAACAACGTGACAAACAATACGAAGATGGTTTACGCCGTACCGGTTTAGGTAAGGACGCGCCTGGAGGAGCCACGTTCGACGGAGCTTCCAAAGTCGTCCACCCAGTTATGGCAGAGTCATGCGTTGACTTTGCTGCTGCGTCTGCACGCGAACTATTGCCACCTGAAGGAATTGTTAAGTCTAACATCAAAGGTGAAGCAGACCGATACAAAGAAGAAACAGCTGACCGTAAGACCAACTTTCTTAACTGGCAGCTTACAGAACAAATTCCTGAGTACCGTGATGAGATGGAGCAACTGCTCACTCAGTTACCGCTCGGTGGTTCACAGTTCCTTAAATGGCGTTTTGATGTAGAACAAAAACGACCAATGTGCGAATGGGTACCGATTGATAATATCTTCCTGCCATTCTCATCTACCAACTTTTACACCGCTCAGCGTGTAACAGAACAACAAGATATTACTGAAGATATTTTCCTCAAACGTATTGAGGATGGATTATACCGCGACATTGATAACATTTATCAATCCACGTCCGATGCTCCATTAAATGATCAGACCCAAGCTGAAAAAGCAAATAACAAGATTGAAGGCAAAGATATCCCATCGGTCAACATCGATGGTTTACGCCGTATCTATGAAATCACTTGCTTTATTCGTTTAGATGAAGATCCATTAACTGACGGACGCCGTGCCCCATACATTTTAACAATCGATGAGACAAGCGGCAAAGTATTGTCTTTGTATCGTAACTGGGATGCTAACGATGAGAAACTCGAAAAGCTGGATTGGTATGTTGAGTTCAAATTCATTCCCTGGCGCGGTGCTTATGCTATTGGTCTCCCCCATCTTATTGGTGGTTTGTCTGCTGCTCTTACTGGCACTCTACGTGCTCTTATGGACGCTGCTCATATCAACAACAGTCAGACAATGCTTAAGCTCAAAGGTGGACGCATTGGTGGACAGTCTGACAGAATTGAACCCACTCAAGTAATTGAAATTGAAGGTGCACCAGGTGTTGATGACGTTCGCAAGATTGCGATGCCAATGCCGTTCAACCCACCATCATCTACATTGATGACGTTGCTGGGTTGGTTAACTGATGCAGCAAAAGGTGTAGTTACCACAGCAGAAGAAAAGATTGCAGACGCCAATGCTAATACACCAGTCGGTACAACACAAGCTCTGATCGAACAAGGCGCTAAGGTATTCTCAGCTATTCATGGACGCCTACATCGTAGCCAAGCTAAATCTTTAAAAATTATTTCACGTATCAATCATTGGTACTTGGAAGAAATGGACAATCAGTCCGGAGAAGAAATTAAAGTTCGTGATTTTGCATACAACGACGATGTACGTCCAGTATCCGATCCAAACATTTTCTCTGAGACCCAGCGTTTAGCACAGACACAAGCTCTGTTGCAAATGGGTACATCAGCACCCCCTGGAATGTTTGACATGCGCGCAATTTACCGCCGTATGTTGGA